TCCGAACAAAAGCGCAGCCACGCCCACATCTCGTCGTACTTGGCCGCGAAATGATCGTCGAACACATCGGACAACTTGAGCTCTACGTCCCGCGACTTGACGACGATCGTGTAGCGCGCGAATTCGTCGCAGATCGCATCAAGCTCTGCATCGGAAATGCGCGTGGTGAAATCGTGGATGGCTTCCGCGATGCCGCCGCCCACCGACCCGTCAAACGTGCCCGCCTTGGAGCTCGACAACCCGCCCACGAAAGCACCAGCGCCGGGCCCTGCAAGCCGGATGTACCGCACCAGCATCGCCCGCCCTGGCTTGGCTGGCAGCTGCGTCACGCGGTACGTCGTGGCGCCGATGCGTCGCTCACGGGTTTCAATCGCCATCAGCGCCCACCAATGAACGTGCCGACCGATGCATCAGCCAACTGAATCTTCCACTGCACGGTCTGAATCGTCTTTCCCATGGTGACGCTTGGGTACGCCATGATCCACGACCTTTCAGACGACACCACCATCCGACCGGCGGTGTCGCGCGCGGAAAACATCCCGGCGCCTGCACCGTTCGATGCGGCGATGTCGGCTTTTAGCAGCGCGGTCAAGCGGTCGTTTGCGGCTGCGGTCTGCGCGTACGTGAGCGTCACTGTCGCCAGGTTATTGTTGGTGCTGGCGCGCGACACTTCGCCATCGGCGCCCACGTACGCGGTAAATTGATCTTCCGCCCACTCGAGCTGCATCACTTCGTCTTCGCCGTATCCGCCATCGTCCAGCGGTACGGCGTTTAGCGACAGCGCCAGGTCTTTGATATTCCACGCACGCATGTTTGCCATGTCGACACCTTCTCACGCCCGCTCATGAGCTCATGAGCACCGGAGCTCATGAGCACTGGTGCACCGGTGCACCGGAGCTCATGAGCGCCCAAGCCGTCACGCCACAAGCACCGTGCCCTGGATGAAAACCTTGTTGATCGCACCCTGCAAAACGAACTGAAATTTGACGTTGCGTAGGATGCGCGCGATCTTGTCTTGCGGGTTGACGTCGGCAACCTTGGGCGCAGACGACGACCATGGCTGCGCACCATCAGCGATCGTCGCGGTGATGGCTTCCAGGATCTGCGCGTCTACTTGCCCGCGGATCAGCTGGATCCCCTGATCCGTGTACGGCACTTTGTCATTGTTCGCGAGCACACCAACGATGCGCGACTGTAGTGCGTCCGTAAACCAATCGATGCCGATCGTGATGTCTGCGTACCGACCGCCCGACGCCCGACCGTCCAGCGTGAATGGCACGCCCTTCACCGGCACGTAGTAGTTGACGTTTTTCGTGCGCAGATTGCCGCGCTGCGTGTCGTCTAGATTCGACACATCCACCAGCGACAGCGACTGATTCGCCCAGTTCGCAGAGCCCGGGGTTTTCGGGAACATCTTGCCTTCCCAACCCGTATCGGCCCATTGCTCTGCGCCGCGGTGGTGCCACAGCGGGATCGTGCGCTGCAGCGATGCCGCTTTGAGCTGCGAGCCCACGTCCGTCGATCCCGCGCCATACACAGCCGAATCCGAAAGCGTCGGGAAAAACAGTACGACTTGCGTTTCCGCCCAGTTCGCCGCGGCGATGATTTCCGCCGGGCCCACTGAGTCAATCGTCAACCCGTACCAGTTCTGATCGGCGCTGCGGATGGTGTTCAAGTCGGTGGCGACCGTGATCACGGGCTCCGGCGTGGTTTCCAAATACGTGATGTTTGCCGATGAACACGACCACGGGTGACGCGAGCCCGGCACGGTCGCAACGCACGTGACCTGCGTCGCGGTGGCGGTGGGCGTGACGCCCACGGCGGCGGTCGTGATGGCCGCAGCGATTGCCGTGCACGCCTGTGCAAGCGTGCCTGCCGCCGCTACGGTGGCCGTGAGTGGCTTGCCGTCCAGCTGGAAGGTGTACGTCGTGCCACCGGCAGGTGGCGTCGCTGGCACCAGCGTGAAAGCCTGCGTGGCGATGCCGAACCGCCGCCCCACCTTGAACTGCGATGGTGAGGGCTTCTGCGCCTTGAGTGCCGCCGCCTGCAAATAAATCGGGTGCGTGGTCGGCACGTTGATGGCCGGTACCGTGAGCTCGTTGACGTCTGAAAACGTGCGGACGGTCTCGGGCCAGAAGTTGTGATACGCGGCGATCAGCGGCATGCCGAATGATGTTGTGGACACCGCGGCGTCGCGGATGTCCACGGTGATGTCTACGACTTCGGTAGTAGTGGTCATGCGAGCGGGCTCCTATGGGGGTGCATCTAACGGCGGCATCATCTCCGGCGGCACGATGATGATTTCGGTAACATTCGTGACTTCGCCATCGGCTTCGACGTGTTCGATCGTTTCGACGGTGGCGGCAGGGCCTGGCGCGTGCACGGACAGCACGTAATCGAGCTCCACGGCCAGCGTCGCCTGACACAAGTTGCGGTGCTCCGACTCCGGATAGGTCGAATGGATAGGCGCGACAACGCCGCCCATACTGAGCCCCACCGACTCAAAAACTTCTTCGGTGTATGGGAGCTCGAGCGCAACGGCCAGCGCGTCTAGGACCTGGTACGCGCGCGTGTCCGCGTGCTGATCGCGTGTCGTGACCGTGATGGCCCATGTCAGCGCGCGCTGGCCGATCGCCGTGGGCGTGAGCGTGCCCGAGCCATCGTCCACGTAGTCGATCTCCACGGGCATGCCCGTACGCGCACGGTGGTCGCCGAATCGCATGTCGATCTGCCGTCCGAGCTCTTGAAACGGCCGAAAGCCCACCGGCTCGCGATCCCATGCGATCGCAGGTAGGGCGGTCGCAGTCATGAGCGACACCCACGCAGACAAAGCATCTTCCGCCGCCTGCCAGTTCACGGCGTGCCCTCGACTTTCCAGGTGATCGAGTTACGCAGTTGTCCCGTGTCGATGAGCGGCACGTTCGATTTTTTCTTCGCGATCGTCCAGTCGGAATTCTTGGGCGGGATGCGGTTCGCGATGCGCTGCTGGCACAGCCCGACGACGTACGCGCCCAGCAAGCCCAGCGCTTTGGACAACGGCCATTCTTTGTACAGAACGCCTTGCAGCGCGAGCATTTCGCGCCGGGCGATGGCTTCGCGGTGTATGTCGACTGTCTTACGCAGGAAAGATCTCTCAGGAATCACGATCACGCGCCGCATTTTGGGTTGCACGATCACGCGCCCAAACTCGTGCACGTCTGCGATCTGCGCCACCGTGAGCTTGCTGTGCTGGTGATTGGCCGCGCCTTTTTCGCCCTGCACGCCCACACGCACGATTGCCGATGCCGCGCCCATGTTGATCACGGCTTCGCGGATTTTGGTCCAGCCGTGGTCGATCACCTTTACCGAGCGGGTGACAGGCATCAGAGCACCACCGCGGTTATCACCGTCCCGCGCAAAATCGCCTTGTATTGCCGCTCATACGTGGTTGACGCCCCACCGGGCGAATCCGACTCAACCAGCCGCGCAAACTCGCCGTGCGGCGCCATGCACACCAGGTGACACGCCAGGTACTTAACCGCGTCGTCGCGGAGCCCAGCGGCATCCGCAGGCCCGATCATACGCTCCGCATCGGCCAGCTTGTAGCCGATGAGCACCGAGTCAGTGTTGGCAAACTCGGGAAATTCAAGCTTGATCTGGTCCACGGTCACACTCACGACGGCTATTCCTCCGGCGGTGCAGGCGGCGTAGGCGTCGCTTCGACCAAATACCCAGCGGTGATCCAACCCTGATATATGGTCTGTTGCTCGAGCTGCTGGCGCGCGCGCTGCAGCTGATCCTGATTCAGCGCGTAGAACGTGGTCGCCATGGCGTCGAACACCATGTAGTCGCCACGCAGGATCCCGATCGTGAGCATGGTGTCGATCGTGTTGTCGAAACCGATCAGCGTTGTGCCCTCGGGTGCTGGTTCGCCATCGGTGTGCGGAGCGAGTTTTGCCATGGGTGTCGTCTTTCCGTGCTCATGAGCTCATGAGCACCGGAGCTCATGAGCACCGGTGCACCGGAGCAAACCGATCAGATGTCGTCGTCGTCGTCGCGGTACACATATGCCTCCGGCAGTGCGGGCGGCGTGGGCGTGGATGCGCTGGGCGCCGGTGCGACTGCGACCGGTGGCTCATACACGGGCGGCGTAGCAGGCGCGGAGTCGTCTGCGGTTTCGATCAGCACGTCACCCGCGGCAACCCACGCCTTGACCGTGGGCGACTCCCACGCACGGTCAAATGCGGCTTTCTCATCGGCGGTGAGCGCGATCGCGATGGCGCCGCCCACCGTGGGCGGCAGCGTCAAGAAAGCGCCATCGCGCAGGCTCAGGTGCGTCACGTGCGCGGTTTGATTGCGCAGCCTAACGACGACTTCGCCGGGGCGCGCTGGGTCGGCTGCTGTGAGGTTTCTCATGGGTGGGCTCGCAGGTGTCGGTGGGGGTTGTGGTTGGGTCGGCTTCTGGGTCCGGATCGGTCTCCGGATCCGGATCGGTCTCCGGATCGGGCGGGTCCGGTGGGTCCGGTGGGTCCGGTGGCTCCGGCTTGTAGCGCCGGACTGTCAGATCGCCGGCCTGCACCCACTCCTGGACAGGCGCAGACCGGTAAGCTGCGTCGAAAGCGACAGCCTCCGCATCGTCGAACAAAGCGATCGTGATCTCCGCCGGGCGACTCGTCACAGGCGCCGTGACCATGGCAGTCGTGTGCATCAGGATCGAAATCACGTGCGTGGACGTATTGCCGATGAACACCAGCTTGGCCGGCGGTTCCATCGGCGTGTCGTTGGCCTCGAGCTCCCGACTTTCATCGATCAGCCCTGCCAGCGCCGCGTATTCGTGTGTGTACTCGCGCACGTCAAATGCCGTTCATGTACACGGCGGCAAGCGGGTATTCCCACGCCACGCCGCCAATGCGTCCGACCGAATTGATCTCAAGCGACAGGTTTTTCGCCTGCGGCGGCATCTCTTGCTGCTCGAGCGGCAGCTCCAAGTGCACCACGATCGGATTGCGATCGTACATAATCGCGCGCGGTGTCGATCCCGTGTTCGCGGTGTCACAGAAAGACCACCATTCGATGTCGGTCACCAGCTGCGTTTTATCCAGGAAAACGCGCATGATTGTGTCGCGCGGATTCGCGCCGCCTGCGGTGCTCACGGGCGTTTTCTGAATGTACCGGTAGCGCGCCAGCGGCAACACCAGCGTGTTGGGCGTGCGTGTGCCCTTGGTGTTGTTGATGATCGCGTCTTCCATCGCGTGCAGGTCGTTTAGGATTTCTTGCGGTGTCTTGTCGGCACCGCCCCACACGCTGGAGCTGCCAGTCGCCGGCGGTGCGGCTGAGATTTGCGGCACGTTCGCGTTATTCAAGAGCCCGGTGGCGCCTGTCTCAGTGATCCCCATCGCGCCGATCACTTCGATGCGCTGCTCGAAGCCCTCGCGTACACCATTCGCCAGGCGAGTCTGCAGAGGCACACCAGCGCGCGACGTACGCTGCAGATCGAGCCACGACCACCCGTAACCGAGTGCGATCGTTTCCACGGTGTTGACGAATTTCTTCGCGAAAGTGGCCACTTTCGGGATGTCGTCTGAGTAATTCGCGACGATTTTGGCCATTCCAGTGCGATCCCACTGTGAATAAGCCCAAGTCTCCGCACCGGGATCGACTTCCGATGTGATCGGCACCAGCGTGCGCGCCTTGAAAGCTGGCCGCTCAATATCGGCCGTGCGCGCGCGCATGAATTCTAGCTGCTGCGTGAGCACAGCCGTTTCGTTCGCGTCCAGGCGCGATTGCCCGTACACAGATGCGCGGTGCACGATCAGCTGGCGATAGACGTTGTCGACTGCGGCGCTGTCGAGCCGCTCACCTGGCAGCAGCTTTTGCAGCTCGCCTAGGACCTGCGCACGATCATACGGTGACATCTCACGTGGGGCGGTAAATAGCATGGCGAAACGCGGGCCTTTCTGCAGCTGCAGCTGATGGCTGCTAGTCAGTAAATGGAGATCTCAACTAGAACCAGCGCACCGGCAGTGGCGTCACTGATGAATGTTGCCCAGTCGCACTGCGCGGCAGTCGCGGTGTCTGCATCGGCGCGGAACGAACCAAGCTCAGTGCCACCGGCACCGGATGCGAAGCGCACGAAAGCCGGCGTAAACCGTGTGACTGCGGATTCCGCAGTGACCCAGATGCGACCACGACGCAGCACCGGCGTGGGTCGCAGCGCTGGGTAATCGACGCCACCTTCCCTCGATTGGTCGTACCGCGTAACGCCGAACAACTTCGCCTTGGTCGTGATGTCCGCCGCTGCAGCTGGGTAGCGGGCTTTGTTCCGCACCTGGCCCACGGTCGTATCGGCCACCAAAAGCTTGCCGACCTTGACGCTCACGGTCGGGATCGCCGTGTCTGTAAAGTTGGTGAAATCTTCGACTGCGAGCCCGAGTAATCCCTCGGGCGCCAAGACTGAGTAGGCAGTTTGCATTGTGTTGCGTGGCTCCTAGGTGTTCGGGCTCTGTTGCGGTGCGTGCGTGGGGATTAGTTGCCGTCGTCGTTTCCGCGACGCGACGTGCTTAGCGAGCGCTGCCAGTCCGGCACGAAAGGCTTGGGCGCTGCGGCAGGTGCTGCTGGCCCGCGCTGCGGCGCAAACGCCCGGCGTGATTGGTCGATGGCGTCGCTGCGTACGGTGCCTGCACCGTCGTCGCTGGTGAGCGTCTCGAAGATGGCCGCGCGCTCATACGTCGTCTTTTTCGCCA